TGCTAAAAAATTAGGTGTGCCACTTGAAGAATATGCGAAATACGTGAAGGAGTAGGCATATGAATAAAATAAATGAAAATAAGACTCCACGCGCTGCTCAATCCCGCGAGAAAACGACTCGTAGGAAACCATGGGCACCCCCGTCATCCCTTGACGCACCTCCTGCACCCGATGGGTTCAAATACAGGTGGATACGCGCTGAAACTTTAGGGCAAGCAGATAATAAAAATCTAAATGCTCGATTAAGAGAAGGTTTCGAACTCGTAAGAGCCGATTCCAACGACGGTCAGTATCCGACAATACAGGAAGGTAAATACCAAGGTGTTATAGGAGTTGGTGGTTTACTGCTGGCGAAAATTCCAACAGAAATCGTTGAAGAGCGAATGGCTTACTTTAGACAGCAAGTGCAGGATAAAGAAGAAGCGGTCGCAAATGATTTACTGAAGGAACAACATCCTAGCATGCCGGTCTCTAAACCAGACAGGCAGTCTCGTGTAACCTTCGGTGGTAACCGAAAGAACTAATTTTTTAGCTCTTTTGTCCATCGAATTAAAATATTAACCCTTTAAAAAAGGAAACAACGATGGCAAATAAAGACGCGGCTTTCGGGTTTAGACCCGTTAGGCATCTTAGTGGCGGTCTTATTCGTACAAACGAGTACAAAATTGCAGCTAACTACGGCACAGCGATCTATCAAGGTCAATGTGTTATTGCCGTAACTGCTGGTGGTATTGAAGCCGCAGCAGCAGGTAATGTAGTTTTAGGTGTATTTGGTGGTTGTTTTTACACTGACCCTACGACAAGCAAACCAACATTTAGCAATTATTATCCAGCAAGCACAAATGCTTCTGATATTGTTGCACAGGTGTACGACGATCCAAGGATTGTCTTTGAAGTTCAACATGATGGAACTGGCACAGCAGCTATGAACTTTGGTGGATTTGATTTCACTGGAACGGGTGGAAGCACTCTTTCTGGAAGATCGACACAAGAGTTGGATACTTCTACAGTTACAACATCTGGACAATTCAAACAGATAGGTATTTCAAAAGATCCGAATAACAGTGATACAAGTGCTGCAAACTGCAATGCTTATGTTGTTCCAAATACTGGCGAACATACTTATCTATTAACCACTGCATTAGCGTAATAGGAGACATATATGGCTATTTCTAGATCACAACTGGTCAAAGAACTTGAACCGGGTCTTAACGCTTTGTTCGGGTTAGAATACAATCGATACGAAAACCAACACGCAGAAATTTTTGATACAGAAACTTCTGATCGTGCTTTTGAAGAAGAAGTAATGCTATCCGGTTTCGGTACAGCACAGGTAAAACCAGAAGGTACATCAATTAACTATGATGACGCTACTGAGTCTTTCACTGCTCGCTATACACACGAAACTATAGCTCTTGCTTTTTCTATTACTGAGGAAGCTGTAGAGGACAACCTTTATGACAAAATCAGTTCTAGATATACAAAAGCACTAGCTCGTTCAATGGCTAACGCTAAACAAGTAAAAGCTGCAAACGTTTTAAATAACGGTTTTGACAGTTCTTACACAGGTGGCGACGGCGTAGAATTATTTTCTACTGCTCACCCAACAACTGGCGGAAACATTAAAAACGAACTATCAACTGCTGCGGACCTAAATGAAACATCTTTAGAGCAAGCGTTAATTGACATTGCTGGACTTACTGACGATAGAGGATTAAAAATCGCTCTTAACGGTACGAAAATGATTATTCCAGTAAATCTTCAATTCACTGCTGAAAGACTGATGAAATCTGGTCAAAGAGTTGGTACAGGTGATAATGATATCAATGCTGTAGGTAGCATGGGAATGATCCCACAAGGTTATGTAGTAAATAACTACTTAACTGATACTGACGCATTCTTCATTAAAACTGATGCACCTAACGGATTAAAACACTTCCAAAGAGCGCCAATTTCCACTAAGATGGAAGGCGATTTTGAAACTGGAAACGTTAGATACAAATCTAGAGAGAGATACTCATTCGGGTTCTCTGACTGGAGAGGTATCTTTGGTTCACCGGGAGCATAATTACTCTTAACTTGTGGGGGCTTAGTCCCCCACATGACAAC